CTGCAACTGGTAATTGATCGTCACTTCCTTAGACATAATCGTTGCTTTCTTCCGAGTAGATCGGACTCGACTTTGAGTGATCGTCCCCGTAGCCGCCGCTCTTGTCGTGGACGCCTTCCAGAGCCATCAAATCCCTTCTTGCTCCCCGATCGGCCAGGATTGCCGTTCCGTCCTTATTGTAGCTAACACCCGTGACACCGTGGCGTCTGTTGCGTTCGATGATTTCTGTAATCTGCCCAGGATGACAGGCCAGGGCTTCGGACTTCAGGGGCCAGCATGAAGCTGTCTGGCCGCGCGTCGTGCCGATCTCCTTCGGACGGAACACGGCCTCGAACTCCTCCCGTGACACCTGCTTGTCACCGAGGAAAAATTCCTCGCCGTGGGACGTATATCGGATTCGGCCCCTGCTCATTACCCACCTCTTGTAAGAATGTCTTCTCGAATCAGGCCGACAACAGCCCAGGCATCCCTCGATTCTCGTTGATGGTTCTCGGCGATTTTGGCGCACGCCTCACGCTCCACAGCAACCGCCTTGGCAATGGCCATTTGCGTGTTGCGATAAATCGCTTTTTGGGCCTCGACCAGATCGGACAGTGTTGGATTTTCGCCGACTTGAAGACCCAGATGAAGGGCAACTTTTCGTAAATCTTCGGTCACTGCACGGCTCCATTCATGGGTGCTACCTTGCGTGTCGCGTCCGGGTTTCCGCCAGGGTTGGCACCCATGATTGACGACATCAAGTTGTTCGAACTCGCCTGCGGACGACCAGGATTCATTCGCTGTCCCGGAGGCTTCGGATTCGATCCTGGTTTTGGTGTTGGGATGCCACTGCTCGGAGCGGGTTGGTTCTCTTGCGGGGGCGGTTCCATGATCGTCAGAATCTCGGCCAGGTCCGGCATGTCCATGTAAGTGCCGAGCTTCTGAAGATAGGCATTCATGTCGAAGCCGATCCCCTGCATCCGCATCAACTGCATCATCGGCAACACGATGCTGGTGACGACCTGATTCATCTGCTGCATCCGCTGCTGAGGCGTCGAATGCGCCATCGAATACGGATCGACTTTGATGTCCAAATCCTTGAAGGGAATCTGGATTCTTTGCCCCGGAGTAACCGTGCGGTTGATCGGCGGCAGACTCGGAGCGCCGGGAATCTGCAACTGGCTCGTCATCGTGTTAAAAGGGTCGTGATGCCAAAACCAACAGAGCGCCTTGATGATGCTCGTGACGCTTTCGACCGTTCGGTCCTGAAGATCGGCAACGCCCTTTGTTGCCGATCCCGAAAGCAACTCCTCCTGACCGAGCGTCTTGGCCTGCGTTTGAAGACCGCCGAGGACGGAGAGGTTGCCGGCGTGCTTGTCGAAGATTTCCGAGAGGTGTATCCCGAAGGCCATGTTCTGCTGGTTCGGGCCTCCCATCAGGACCATCTTGATTTGCTCGGGGTTGTCAACCCGCAAGATCTCGCCGTCGTTCGCCTCCATCACACGGGAGCCGTCTTCGGTTGCTCCCGCGCGAACAAACGTGTTCTCCTTCTGTCGCTCGGCTTGACGGATCAACTTGCGGTAAATCTTGTTGATCGCGTCGTCCAGGTCCCTCAAGTCTTGCACCGGCGCTTTGGGCATCGCGTTGCCGGGGACCATGCCGTAAGCCAGCAGGTGATAAGGGCCGCTGTCGGGACCGACCCAATTTTGCTCTCGAAGAGGTTTTGCGTCCGTGAGAATCGGGCCAGCGTCCGAGTCTTCCAGGGTTACGATCGCCCGATGCCGGGGAAGATAAATCTCCCACAGGTCAACGAAGTCCTCGTACTCCGATTCGTTGCCGCTGCTGTACGTTGTCCGGCCGAGAACGGAAATACGTTCGTCGCCCTCGACGTTGTATAGATTGTCCAGAGACACCTGAAGATTCTTGCGGTTCTTGTTGTAAATCTTCGAGTCTTTCACGGCGGCAAGAGGGGTGCGGAAACGGTGACCGATGAAACTTACTTCTGAGAAGTCTCGGGCGTGAATGTCGAATACGAAGTCATCTAGGTCCACCCGCTCACAGAATGGCTTACCGGCCTGTTGGTTCCAACCGAGGAGAGCACTATCCGCAGGGGTGGCCAAGGCGACCTTGGCGATTCCAATTGAAAACAGGCCGTCGAGAACAATCCGCTGCAATGTGTTAGAGAGACGGACATGCTCTATCTCTTTGTTGGCCCAGGATTGCATCGCCGCCACCATCGGCTTTGCGGCCTTGTTGAACGTCGAGAGCATCACCCGTGGATTTTTCGAGACGAGAAACCTACTGACAATCTGGACGTACAGGGCCAGCATGTTCAGCGGACGCTTTTTCTCTGTGGATTCCTCCGACCAGTGCGGCCCGACGTACATGCGGACAGCGGCGGTTCTCTCTTCCCGGAAGCGCTTGAGGACGTAGCGCGATCGGTTCATCGCCGTGCAAAGCCGGTCCAGAGCCAGATCGTTCTTCACCAGTCGCCCTCGTTCTGCGCCACTGCCGCATGAAGCTGCCGACGCCACGCCAGCGTGCCCGTCTTCACGGATTCTCGTTTCTCTTCCTTGCGCGTCAAGCCCAACTGCTTCATCATCTTACACGCCAGCGCATCCGCAATCACCCGGTCGCCGTGGTTCTGCCGCGCTCCCGTGGGGTCTTCCCCTGATCCTTCCCCGCCATGCTCGATCATGCCCGTGCTGGTGTACTTGTAATCCAAGCATTCCTCAAGAGCCGCTTCGGAGCGATTCAGGAACACTCGCTCCTTGAGCGCGGAGTTGTAGTCCATTAACAAGAGCCGCTTGTTGATCGGTGTTGATGTCCAACCAGGCATATCGGACACGTCACGTCTCAAACTGCCGTCATTGGTGCGGTAGTAGACGTTCCGGTAGCCGAGTTCTATAATCCGTGCCCCGAACGCCTGTCCTGCCCCTGGAATCTCCCAGGCCGTCAGCGCTCCGTTGCCGTCGTTGTCCTTGAATAGCCAGGCCAGAGCCACGGCAATCGTGCCGAAGTCCTTGGCGTCAATATGCGGCGTCGCATACTCACCGACCTTCTCGCCGGTCGCCGCATCGACAATCGAGATCACCGAGTTCGTGGTTCCGCAACCCGTCGAGATGTCAGCCCCCATCGCGTAGACCGAGGAGGGCGGACGGCCCTTGTCGTTGGGGCTGATCCAGAGTTTCAAGGGTCCGCCGGGAGAGGAAATCAGGTCCAGGGGCTTGCCGCTCTCCCGGTCGTAATGAATATCTCCAACCCACCACGGCGGAACGCAGAATGTCGTCTTGAGCGTATGAATCATCATTGGATCGAAGAACTGAGCGACCGATCCCTTGGGGTTGATGTCCAAATCCATAGCGACGGCGCGAGCGGAATCCTTACGCTTACATTGCTCGTCATACCACGGCGAACGAATGCCGGGACAAGGGCCGCCAGTCGGCTCGGATATTTCCAGAAATTCATAATTGCTTGGGAAAAGATAACTCTTGTCCAATATCTCAATCTTCTTGGACTCGTGATCCCAACGATACATGCCTTTTTTCTTCTCTGGATGCTGAGTCCAGTGAACCTTGAGTTTCCGAATAGCCGGGGAGATGGACAGTTTGAAGAAGGCGGTGTCTAAACCAAGATGAGTCGAATTAAAGATACGGCAGCGAGTCGTATCCGATGTTCTTTGAAGCAACTCGAAGTCTTCCTTGATCTGGCTGAACTCGTCAATGAATGCCGCGGTCGCACGACCACCGACACCAGCCCTGCCCGTGCTGGCCTCGCCTGTGATCGTGGACCCGGAATCCTCATAACCGAAGAACATTTTCCTCCGGGTCACTTCGCCGTTCAACCAGTCCGGTAGATATTTCTGAAGGTAGTCGATCTTCCAGAAGAGACTATTCGGGGATTCCGAGTCAACGGCCTCGGCAGAACGAGACACCATCAGGAATTGCTTGTGCCGGTGGAATCGCGCCATCCAATCAGCCACGATAAGGAACAGCCAGGACAGGCCCATCTCACGGGATTTCTCTACAAGCAAATCCTTTCGCTCCTCAATGCACTGAAGCAATCCATAATTGCCGTCGCTCCCGTAGGTCAATACGCCGTCCTGGAAGTCCCAGGTAATAAACGGACCTGCTTCCCGGCCCTCCTCGGCATTCGGGTTGTACTGCCAGACGAACGTGTTCACGAAGAAAAGAATGTCGTTCTTGCAGGCCTCTTTCACTTCTTCCCGGAAGCGAGCGTTCTTGCATTTGTCGAGAATGAACTTGCGGAATTCGAGGTTTTTACGAAGTGACTTGGGAACCTTATCATGCCACTTACCCGGAGAGAGCATCGAACTCCTCCAACGCACGTTCCAGTAATCCCCTCACCCGATCCGTTCCGTCATCGTCCGGAACCACTGGCCCAGAACCTTCCGACCCGTCCACTTTCTTTTCCAGACGAGCCGCGTTCTTCGCCGCACGAATCTTGTTTTGCAACTCCATCTGCGCCATCTGCCGAACAAACTCCGCCGGTCTTTCCTTCATGTATGCCCGGACGATCTTCTGCCCCTCCGTCAAATCCTCCGACTCCGGCTTGTTGTACACATGCCGAAAGTCCGACAACACACCTGATGGCTGAGGAATCCCCTTAGGACGGCCACTATTGCCCGGATTTCCCTGCCTCAAATTCGCCAGGCTCGTTTCAGATACCGGCACCGGACAACCTCCCGAACATAAACACAAACCGCCAACTCCGAAAACTTCGACTACTTCTGACCGATTCTACTCCCTCCCAAGGACAACCGCAATCCCCACGACTGTTTCCAAAAGTTAACACAAACTCATCTGTTAACTCAAACTAATCCTTTTCATGGATGGAAGTCGATAATGTACGGAATCGAACAATTATTC